GTCTATTTCCCACAGTAATCAACTGGTGAACGCCATTTACTCCAAGCTTAATTGGTATGCCTAAGGTTAAAGTGCTTCGGTTATATGGGAAAATATCCGCTACTTTATGTTCAGAAAAATTATCGCCAAAAATTGAACCTACCATTAAATTTGCTCCTAAGTCAGCTAGGCATTTTGAGTGGTGATTTGAGGGTAAAGTAATTGCTGTAGCGTTTTCGGAATAGTTAGTCCCCGCTGCTACAGTCGGGTCAAAAGTAGTAATTTCAGTTAATAAATAAATATAGCGGTCATTACAGATATACAATTTATCGTCTACCGAGGGGAGCATTGTGTGAAAATAACCGCTTGAAGTGGTAACTGATTGCATTGCTGTATCTAAAAATGAAGCTGTCCAAGTTCCCGTGCTTAAATTTACTGCATCCATTTGGGTTTCTCTTGCAACTAACAAATAGCCTTTCCAAATTGCCAGTCCCTGTCCTGTTCCCCAATTAGCTTGTCCTGCATACGGAGCCCAAACAATGCCATTAGTAGACTTATGTACTTGCCCTGCGCTATCTAAAGCATACAAATCGCCGTTAGCCGGATTTCTAACTATCCAATAAATTAATCCTGTAACCGACTTAAATGAGTGCGTTCCTGATTGTGAGCCGGAAGTGTTGACCGCTGAACCGCCTCGTGAGGTGGAAACCCGAAAAGCGTCCGCCGTAAGCCCTGTAGATATAACATAATAAGTAGTTCCTGCTGTAAGACCCGTAGGCAAAGCCCCTGTAGTAGTAAACTTTACCGGTACGCCCGCATATAATCCGTGTCCTGTGGCAGAAAAAACACCAGGCGAAGCTATGGTAACTGTAAAAGTATTTCCGTCAGTTACATCCGCCATTGACTTGTTTAGCCTTGCTACACCTGGGTGCGTTTCTATATCTATTCCCCTTAAAAGACCAATACCCAAAGCCGGATGGGGAGACATCCCTTTTTGCGGATTTTCAAATATAACTATGTCGTCCTTATTCATAGCTTGTTCTATTTCTTGGTGTAATTCTTTGTGGCAAATCTTTGTTTCTGTTAGCCACTCCCCAGCCTAAGTTAGCCATAAACCTTAATTTTTTCCCTGTAATAAAAGGCAGTTGTTTCATGTTCTTAATACCTGCGTATGTTTCCGCTGTTATTAAAGCGAGCAAGTAGTGGTATATATCAGGGAAACCAGGCATTTGAGTATCGTTACCCGTAACCGTAAAATGCACTTGTGAGCGTTGAAAAGTAATTCTAAGTCCATTAGACAAAGTAACTACCGAAGAAGAAGGCGAAGGGTATAAAACAATAGAAGCGCCAACTAAATCGTAATATACGGGAAGCCCTGCAGTGGCAAAGACAGTGTCTAATGGCTGGTCAAACTGGCTTTCGTCTATAGGTACAAGAGTTTTAAAATATCCGTTAGAGTCTTTAACTTCAGCTTTTATCAGGCGTAAAAATGAAGAAGCGTCAGAAGAGGCACTGCCAGAGTTAGAAGCCCCGTTTGGAAGAGCATAATTACCTACTGAATCAGTTAGCGTTTGCGTAGCTACCGGGAATTTAGAATTACCCTCATTAAAGTCGTCCCAAATCCAAGACCCTTCATTCTTCAAAATTTCAGAGATAACTTCGGCATAAGCATCGTTATTTAGGATATTCGTAATCTGAGCCAAAAGAGTTGAATTACCTGAAATATCGCCAGAGTTAAAATCCAATAGAAATTCTATCGTCTGTATAATTCCGTTATAGGGACTGGAAGTTTGATTAAACTGCATATTTGTCTATAATTTTTTTAAATTCTTTTTCCCAATTACTCCATTGCCATTCTTTTGTTATATAATCGTAAGCATTTTTAGCTATTTCTTTTCGTTTGTCAGGGTTTTCTATCAATCCCGACAACATCTCAAACCATTCTTCGCTGTTGTTTGCTATTACCCCTGTAATTCCGTGTCTTATCACTTGCCGTCCCTGTATGGGTGTTATATTCGGGTATACGGGCGAGGCTACTACGGGACAACCAATCATCGTGCTCTCCATCCACCTATTGTGACTTTTGCATTTATTAAATTCGTCATCTATTGAGGGAGCTATCGCTATATCCCAGGCAAAGCTATTTAACAATTCGGGATAACCGTGCCAAGCTTCTGTTCCTCCCCTTACCATAAACCTGTCTGCTACATCAACATTGCTTAACTGGTACATTTTTGTAGCCATTTCCATTGCGTCTACCGGATTTAAAGCACCTATAACCTGGAAAATAACATTAGGATACTTGGCAAGGATATAAGCCATTGGCTCTAGTATCATCTCTAAGTCTTTTTTATGGCTTAATCCTCCGGCAAAACCAATCCTTATTTTCTCGTCCTGCATATTTTGCCTCTCTACAGGCCAATCATTTACATCATTACAGTTAGGAAATACATCAATATTTTTATTCCATTTTTTATAGACTTTCTTTAATGGCAATGTGCTTACTATTACTCCGTCAGCTAAAGAAAGGAAAGCTCCTACCGTACCTATCGCTCCGTTTTTATAAGTTGTGGCTGCTGGGTTGTCATCCCTAATCGCCGGAAAATTATCATCAATATCAACTAATATTTTATATTTTCTTTTTAAAATGCCTAACTGTTGCAAGTAAGTCTGAAATTTCTTGTCCCGTAAGCAGAGCATAGTTCGCTATCACTAAGTCGTAGCTTCCAATTTTAGTAAAAACTTCTTCTTTTGTACCCCAGTTAAGAATTTCAGAGCCAATTACATCGACATCGTGCCATTTTTTTAATACATTTGCAGGCTTATATCCTCTGTAATAACCTAAACCGCCATACAGATTATTTTTTGTGCGATATTCGCTCTTTTTCCAGTCAGTTGTTAGCCAGAGTATCTTCATTTCGCCCCCTCAAGCAAGTTATTACTAACTTCTTGCGTGTCAGCCTTAACCGTATCAACTACCATATCGGATTTAACCTCTTTCCTTAATTCGGCTGCTGAATATTCCCCCGTACCAAAGAACTGCGCTCTAAATTCAGTATCATTTTCTAGCCTACCAAGTGTTTCTCTAACTATTCCTAGAACCTCGGGGCGTGTTCTATGTCTGATNNGCCGTACACACTTCAACGCCTTTATAAGTTACGGTAACTAGCTTCAAAATATCAGGAAACATATCTATCGTTCTTTGAGGCGGATTATTAAACCTTATTGCTAAATCAGGATTATAAGCTTGAAGTTCTTTTTCAAAATCTTTTATGTTCATATTTGTTTCCTCATTGTTGTCCCCTCCAATGAGGATAGAGGGGGCAAACAAATATTAATTACTTAATATTAAGTTGTTACTGCTGACACAATACGCACAATCCAGCTAGAATTAAGCACCGCACAAGCGAAGTTCGCTGTCCAGCCTACAGTTGAGTAGTAATCTAATGGGTTGCCTGTATCGTTAGGACCAGGAGTTTTGACAATTATTCTCTTTCCTGGCTGTCCCGCTAAAGAAACCGTACCATAAGCGTTCTTAGCAAAAATCAACGTGGAATAAATGGTATTGCCAAGAGAATTACCACCTACGTTTGCCATAGCGAGCCCGTTGTTAGTTTCTTTGAACTTTACACCGTGTAGTTCACCTACAATTCCTTGCTTAATCTGGGACGGGTTAGTGTAAATGGAAACAGAGTTTAACCATTCAGAGTTGCCCATCAAGTCATAAGCCTGGTTTACATCAATAACACCCCTGTAATAACCATCTTCAAAGCGCATACCTTTGTTGTTTTTGATGATTTTTACAGCCTTACGGATAGCCGCACCAGTCAAGACATCGGTTGAGGCGATACCGCCATAAGTGGAAGCACCAGCCGGAGAGAAAGTATTGGTAACACCACCTTCAGACTTAGTGCTAGTACCAATCAAAGTCTGCCTAATCAAAGTGTCGATCGTTTCCCCTGCGTTCTGTCCGTGTACCTCTACGTGTTCTTTCAAATTAACATCCGCAGACGTTAGCTTGAACAAAGCAGAAACCGCAGTCCAAGCACCATAAGGAGCTAAAGTAGCGGTTACCTGTGTAGTGGTCATCGCTGTTTCAGCAACAGTGGTAGAACCTTCAGTTAAAGCAGTGGTAGCCACCGCAAGCGGGGTAAAGCGGTTCCAGGTTACAGTTTTACCTTCGTTTAAAGGTATCATTTTAACCTGAGCGCCAAAATCGTAAGAAAGCATAGCCTGAGCACGGTCTAAGAATACCTTGTCATAATAGGTACTCATTACGTTACTAAGGCCGCTAGTTGTTGAAGCCATAATAGTTTAATTTCTCCTAAATAGCTTAACGACTTGGAATAACTATCTAGGAATTATTTTTTCTAAATCTGCTAGGGACATTCCGTTTAAGTCATCCTGTGAATACCTTTGGAATACAGGTGATTTATTTGTCCCTGACGGGGTGGCATCTAAGGATTTTTTCTTTTTTCTACTTGCCTCAATAGCGTCTAAAACAAGATTATTATCCTTGTTCTCAAGCACTTTGCTTCCGCCATTCTGCATAATAAAATCGATTTCTTCCCTAGAATATCCTTCCGTCTTTAGTTCCAAACGCTCAAATCGTTCGTCAGCGTTTGGGCTTTCTACTGAGGGTTTGCCTTCTAAGGCTTTCAGCTTTTTCTTGAGTTCTTTATTCTCAATGGCTGTTTTTTCGGCAAATCCTTTAAATTCATTAGCTTTAGCCGCTGTAGCCTTAATTTGGTCTAAATCCTCAACCTCCACACTTTCTTCAGGCGTGGTTTCCTGCTCAGGTTCTAAGGTTACCTGCTCCTCATTGAGTTCTTCACTCATAATTTTTGCTGTTAAACGGACAGCATCCGCATTAGTTATTAAGGGTTACTATGACCCGTCTGGTTGCCCAGTATTAAGCCCCCATAAAGGGGCTTTAACTAAGCATCATTCATAAGTTCTTCTTACCTCTTTATTCGTAGGAAATATCTGCAATTCGTTTAAAAATTTCTCTAAAACCTCGTAAGCTAACTGTCTTGCTAAAGCTTGCTCTGCAACCAAGCCGTCACGGTTAATCTCCCTAACACTGTCTAACTTGTTCATTTTTTCTTGTACCAAAAACCTTATAACCCTAAATCCTGCTGTTCCTTGTATGTCTTGTATTGATTTTATTTCCTCATTTGTCATTGCATAGCTCCTTGCATTTGAGGCTGAGCCTGCATTTGAGGCAACATACCTTGAGCTTGGTCAGTTTCGCTTTCCGCATTCTCAAGTTCAGACATACTCATACCCATAGCGCTTAAAATCTTAAACAGTATTCTTTTAGCGAAGGGGTTTAATGCCTGTAAAGGCTGCCCGCCTGTTAATTTGTAAACATTCACTAAATTATTTAGCCAAGACTGTACATCCTTACCCTCACCTGTAACTTCTAAACTCAAGTAATAACTAAGATTTTTAAAGAATTCTTTTTGTACCTCAAGCCAAATATGCGAGCCTTGTTTTGCATAAAGTCTTTTCCAATCTTTTATTAAAACCTCTAATTCGTCAGGGGTAGGAATATCCATTTTTCCTTCCAAAATCTGTTTTCTTATATACCCTTTAACAACTTTTTCCCTCATCCTATCCATTTCCATTAAATCGCCTGTATATCTGAAAAAATGCTGCATATTAATTTTTGACTCCATTTCCGGCAAGACAAGGTCGGTAACAAATTCATTTAAGAAAATGCCAAAGTTTTCCTTAAAGTAATCAAAAACAGAGGCAGAAGTATTGGCTTGTAGCTGAATAGCGCCTAATGTTGCGGATGCAGGGCTTTCTTTACCGCCTAATTGGTCGGCGCTAAAAGTATTTAAGTCAGCCAAAAGCTCGTAAGCCTGAGCAATTTTCTGCATTTCAGGTAATGCTCTGTTAGAGTTATCAAGCCTATTAAACGGAGCTTGCGCTTTTAGGATTTCGCCGTTGCCTACGTCAGATAAAACATTCTTAGCCGCCATATCGGTTGCGGTTTGGAATAAAATCAAAGAGGCTAATTCTTGCGCTTTGTCCTCTTGGTCTTTGGTTTTATTAATCATTCTTTGCGGCTCATACAAGTCCTCAACTATACCGACACCTTGCCAGCGTCCTTTGGTTTTTCGGAAATGACATTCCTTAAATGGGTCATCCTTTTTTTTGATTTGTTCGCTAAACAAAATAATCCCTGGTGCGTGATACTGTCCTGTGGGGTTTTGAGTTGTGATTTCAGTAGGCTTTAAATTATCTACCCCGCAAACAATAAATCTTCCGTAAACATAATCGTCATCGGCATAAGACCCATCGCCAATCACATTTCCTTCATTCTCAAAGTAAGCGGCGGGAACTTCTGCAAAACGCTCATAAACTTCAATTATGGGCGTTGTATTCTCAATATTTAACTGTCCGTCGTCCTCATAACTTCTAGTAGAGGTAATCGCAAAGTCATTTACCGCCTGTCTAACATTTTTCCAGCTCCCGTCCATTTCACGCATAGCTTCAGGGGTCATCTCGTGTTTTATAATCTTGTATCTGCTTTTCTTTAAGTTTTCGGCTGCTTGCTCGCAAAAGAACTTTCTTAAATCAATTATTTCAGGGGCTTCTTTAGTGCTTCTCAAAACAACTGAACCATAAATAGGCAACTCATCGCTAAGCTGGTTTAAAATCTTTGAGAATTTATGCTTTTTCATCCAAACCTTTAACTCTTTCTCAAGTAAATGAACATTAAAGTCAGTTGCGGGGTTCTCGCTTATAAGCAAAAAGTCCTTTGTATCAATATCAATCTGCTTAGAGGCTATGGTAGCCCTGCGTTTCGTGATATTCCAAAAGACTTTCTTTCTAGTTATCTCTCTTATTGTTTCGTAATCCCCATCGTTGTAGTGAGAATTATGATACCTGTGAATTTTTTGAATATTCTTGTACTGACTAAACGGAAAACCAGCAATGTCTATGCTGTTATCTAAGAAGTCCTGTCTTTCCTGCCTTATGCAGGCAAATATGTTTTCTGGGTATTGATACATTAAAATTCTTTATTACAAACTACGCAGATATGTTTTCCCCCGCCTTCGGGGTGAACTTGTAACTGGTGTTGGTAGCAAATTATTTGCCCAACCTGTAAATCGGTAATAGTAACTTTTACCTTTTCTTTTTTTTCTTCGCTTTTAACTATTAGTTTCTTTGGCATATTATTCAATTCTTGATTTATTAGCTCTAGCCTCCGCAATACGCTGTAACTCGTATTGATTAACTTCATTAATGAATTTTTCATAGACTAATGAGGCGTATCTATGTTCATCCGCATAGTGTGAAGTCCAGTCGTGCAAGGGTTTGTCTTTAAAAATCTTTAAATCTTCGTCATATTCCCGTGTATATTGGGGTATAGCGTCTAACCATTCAGCACATTTAGTTTTATCGACATATAAGCGTTTAAATAGCCTTCTACCCGCCTCTATTCCGTCTTGAATGCTTAAATTCGGTACTATTTCAAATTCAATTCCTAAGTCCTTTGCAACTTCCCAGCGGCTTTGGTTGCCTGTAAGCGAATAATCCGAAACCTGTATATCGTGTGGAGCAAAGTGTTTTCCGTAGTTATATCCGTTATCTATTGCTTTTTGTTTAACCTCCCTTATCCAATCGGGCAGCCCTTTTCTATTTCCGCTTAAATAGTCAATTTTCCTTACAGTAATTCCATTTGACTGGTAGAAACCTATGCAGTTTGTATCATTCTTCCCTAAATCCCATACTGTATGAACTAAAAGTCTTGGGTCGTGCGGTACTTCCTTGAACTGTCCATTCCTTTCGGCTAAATCTACTTCATTCCAGTAAATTGCCCCTTGTACTGAAGCTATAAACGAGCAGTAATACTCTTGTTGAATAAAATCTTCCGTGTGTAGCTTTCTTTCCTCGTTTATATCCTCTAGCGTCAAAACCTTTGTATCGTCTATCGTTAGCTTTGAAACAAACCATTTCGGGTTAGTTTGTGCCATTTCCCATAACTTATGGGCGTGGTTCTTGCCTCTAGGCGTAAAGTTAAATATTGCCCAGCCCTTGTTTACCGCTAATATCGGGCTTAAATACTCCCACGCTTTAGGGTTTTGCAAGCTATATTCGCTAAATACTATTCCTCTGGGGTTAGTACCTACCACTTTGTCAGGGTCTTCTACGCCTATAAGCTGAAATAAAGAGCCGTTTTTATACTGGACTTTCATTTCAGTGTCATTCATCTTTGAAACCAGTGCTTTTGGAAAGTAATCTAGGTAAGAGCGCCCGTTTATATCTTTTCCATCCCAAATAGCTTTTTTAGCCTGTGCGTATGTAGGAAATAAGTAATAATAATTCCCTACCTTTTCTGCCATTTCTGCCGCTACAATATTTAGGTCTACTATGTCCTTACCGCCTCTTCTATGCCATAACTGGATTATTCTTAGATAACCCTCATCAAACGCTTTGACTATGGGTATCTGGTATTGCCTCGGTTGGAATTGTCCCTGGATTATCGCCATACTTAACTATTTGAATTTTCAAACCCTCGCTTTCATCTTCGTTCCCTAACAGTCTTGTTTGTGGTATTGCCGCTTTTAATGCAGTTAAATAGGTTTGATTATATAAATCCTTATCAAAATCTTGAGGGTTGCTTAAAATTTTCTCTGCCCTATCTAGTGAGAGTTTCTTTACTTTTCTTGCTTGTTCTTTTAAAGCTGATGTTTCCCCTGACATATATGTATGGCTATTTATTCTTCGCTTATTTAAGCCTTATTATTTCGCTATCTAAGCCCCTAATCTTTTAACTCCCATAAGGGGCTTTGCATCCAAAAGGATGTAGAAAATTGGGAGCTTAGACGCAAAAAAAAGACGGGCTATCCAACACCGCCAATTGCTTAGCGTATGTAAGATAGTCCGCCTATGTTATAAGGTTTGGACTGATTTCTTTATTCAGTTATCTTAATTATAAACTATTTATTTTTTTGTGTCAAACTTTCTAGTATTTTTTTTGATTTTTCACGAATTTCTAATCCTTCTGG